CGTTGTCCAGTGTGGTTGAACCAGTTTTGTAAATAAACTGCCCTGTACCACCAGCAGACAAAACCATATTCTCATCAGTGCTACTTTTAATAACAAGATTGTCGTAAGTAGTTTCATCGCCAATCTGATGACCGTCACCAACCGTCAGCCCATCAGCCGTCACAGTGCCAGTGACATCAATGCCGCCAGAGGTGGTGGCGAGTTTCTGATTGCCGTCAAAATACAAATAAACGCCATCGTTTTGATACGCTTCAATCTGCGCTTCGCTGTCTGCATTGCCCAAAACCTGAAAGTTTTGCGCCTTTATTCGCAAGTTTCCAGTGCCGTTATCAACGATGTAACTATGACTTACATCATGATAAATCTGAAGGTCAGAGCCAGCACCGAAGATAGCCTTGTCGTTGTCGCCGAAGGTCACATTGCCAGTAGTGGTCATGCCATCAGTCGTGATAGCACCTGTGATATCAGCATCACCTGTTACGGTCAGTCCATCTGCCGTGTTAAAGCGTGTAACACCTGCACCAAGGTAACCCATTAGCTGATCTCCAGTAAAGACACCACCACGTCTGCTGATGAAGCTGTGTTAGAGGTAACCTTTAAGGTATCCCCCGGCTCCATTACAACCTTCTGTTCTCCACCAATGACAACTAAAGAAGACCCTACTGGAACAGGGGCATCCTTAATGACATACACGCTGTCTTCCGCGCCACTAGTGCGAGTGCTTGCATCCAACTGTACATCAACCTCTATTTGACTCGTGACAATGTTAGCAACAGTCAAGCCAATAATTGTTACCTGAGTAGAAGATGGACAAGTATAGACAGTGGCAGGAGATGTGCCGATTGCTGTATCCGTTTCTGATTTGAATGCATTTGCCATTTCTCTATCCTAATGCTATCGCCAGTGCTACGGCTTCACCTGCTGGGTCAAAGTAAACAAGACCCTCAGACTGTAAGTTATCGTCATGCACTATCTTTTCGGCTGGAAGCGTACAGAATACCGTACGGGTGCCAGCCCCCCAGTTCACCGCCGCGTCAGAGTTGCTTGACTGCAAAATCGTAGTACGGGCCAAGGTCGTACCAGATGCAGTGTATGTACCTATACCAACCTCAAAGTCGGTGCCATCTGAACAACAGTAAAATGTTGTGTTGCCATCGCCAACGCTGTTAAAAGACTCAAAACCATTTACCGCACCAGCAAGCGTATAAGTGCCAGTGCCAGTGGTGGTTGTCGTCTCCTTAACTCGGTCAGCGAGAACTAGCGCCATGTTACTTCAACTCAACGGTTAGGTTACCAGCATTGATGCGGAAGATGTCACCAGAAGCAATGGTCTTGTTGGCGTCAAGTGCACCGATAAACAAGATGTTGCCGCTTGTGGAAGCATCTGCAATAAACACATGCGTCACAGTATATGAAGAAATACCGCTCGATGCACTGTACTCAATGTTTGCCGCATTGGTTACTGTCTGAGCATCTGTTGCGACAGAAGCCAGTGTCCAGTTAGCTGCCGTCACCTGCTGACGAGCATAGTTAGCATCTTCTGTAGTTGTGTTTACCTCGGTAACTGTGCCAGCTTCTGGATTAGAAACAGCCGTAGCCAATCCAATGTAAATGCTGTTGCCCGGAGTGGTAAAACTTTCCGAGTTGTTCTTGAAAATAAAATCTAGAACAGCGTGTTCAAGATATGTGGTTGCGGCGTTACTTGTTGCCATAGTTTACTCCTTATGTGCGAGGTCTACGAGGTAGACCTTCTCTGTAAGCGTCATCATTTTCGCGCGCCTCTGCCAAGTCTTTAAGGCGACTCATGCTTTCGCTGAGGCGTCCCTCATACATGGCAATAATGTCTTGCTCACCCTTCATGTAGATATAACCTTCTACTAGTGAAGCATAAAGCAGGGCGTTAGGCGCGTTGGTACTGAGCCATGTATATTCTGTATCAGCGCCAGCAGTAAGGCTGGCTGGTCTATAAAAGTAATGCAGTTCTACTGCGTAGTTAGAATCGGGCGTTGGACCAAGGATAAAGTTACCCGCCACATTGCCGCCTACCGCTGTTGCTGATGTATCAAATATTGCGTAATACTTTGGCGTCCCAGTTGATGTTCTGTCTGGGTATGCCTCTCTCATAAAGTTTACATCTTTTTCCAAAAGGAAAGCCTCAGAACCGCTTTGAGAAATAAACAAAGAAAACGGAGCCATAAAATCTGAAGGCAAAGAAAGATACTCGTCACCTGAAGTAAGATTAGACGTAGCATTTTTTCTAAAGTTTTCTAGGTCTACACTTTTTAAAATACGCTCTTCAGCCGCACGGATAAACACTGGTATGTTTGAAACAAAGGATGTCTCATCATTTTCTGTGAAATCTTGTATAGCCGTTTTAAGTTCGCCATATGTAAAAGACATCTTTACCTCTATGCGCTAAATGTTACAGGCCCAGCGCTTGCCAGTGTCCCACCGCCATATATATCAGCGCCACTTGCTGTGGCAGATACAGTTACAGTATATGTGTTTGCATCTACCTTTGTAATCTCATACCCAGAAGAAAGTTCTATCGCACTTTTCGAGATACCAGCAAACGCATCCACGTTTCTAAACCTAACAGTGTCCCCGCTATCCCTGCCATGATTTGTTTCCGTTACCGTAATGTCTGTTGTTGCACCGGGGTTCCGGTCTTAAATGGGTTGTTGCCTAATTGGTTTGCTGTGGCTGGCTCAGTTCTGTCTGGCCTAGGATTGCTCAATGACTGAGGATCGTTAGTCCTAACTCGCCCTACAAAGTTCTGGGGTTGGTCTGGGTCAAACACATCGCGCCCAACCCTTAGACCAGTCTTAACGCCATTGACAACCTCGTAAACAAGTTCGTTTAGTTTGTATCTAAACCCTGTCCTATCGCAGATGCCGTAGGCATATTTTCCCCTAGCATTAGCCATTTATTAACTACACCGTCCAAACTTCTTACCGCGTGTAGCGGCGCCAGCGCCACGCATAATGCCGCCCTTGTTTTTTGCTTTTACGCCACCGCGAGCTACAGCCTCCATGTCAGCGCGTGTGCGACCGAGGCTGGTGGTAACATCATTAGCCATGCTGTTACCCTGTTGGCTCCGAGGTTTCTTAGCGCGGCCCAACTTAGTCAAACGGTTTTCTTCTGATGAAGTCTTTCCGCCTGACTTATACTTTTTCATGTAACCGCCTTTTTTTGCCGCCACATCACCTTCCTTAAGCCCACTCATGCTACCTGAAACTTTCTTAGAGGGATTCGCAAGTTTTTTCTTTGCGTAATTGTATGTGCCTTGCGCAATCTCACTTAAAGCAGGTACATTTCTAGCACCGCCAAATCGCTTTTTTTGATTTTCTCTACCGCCCGGGTTCATTACTTCATCTATTGACCCAAGCAAAGTTTTAGTTCTATTTTGTTTTGCTTTAAGCTCTTTACCGCTGTGATCGCCCCTCATAATGCCGCCCTTCTTCGCCGCCACATCATCATCCCGCAACCCACTCATGCTACCAGAGTTTGAAGATGGTTTCTTTGTAGGTTTATTTTTTAGTACACGTTCACGTAACTTATTAAAAGGTGCATTAAGAATTTCTTTTTCCTTTTTAGGTGTAGGCGTAGTCTGCGCGCCTGAACGAGATACTTCGCTACGAAGAGCAGATGTTACCGCCCTTTGTTGATCTTTGGTCCCCTTGAGCATGTTCATCTGGGTTTGAGACATGCGACCGTATGGACTGCCCTTAGTGTTGCCCGGTACGCTATTAGCCTTTGGCATTTTAATAGTTTGGCCAACTCGAATCATATTTGCGTTCTTAATGTCAGGGTTCGCCGCAAGCAATGCTTGAAGGGTGACACCTTTTGATTTTGCAATCTGAGACAGTGTATCCCCGGATTTAACTTTTACTGATGATGCCATGTTATGCTCCTAAGTAGAATGTATCGTAAGGCACGAACTTAATAGATGACGAGTCTTGGTCTTCATTAGCGGCTAACTCAAACTGAAACTCATACTCTTGCTTAAGCGGCCCTACACGGCCCGCAACTTCTGGCTTCTTCATGGCTATGTAATACGCCAACCCCGAAACCAGACAGGGGACAAATCTTGGCGGAACATCTGCTGTTGTGCCTATCCCAGACGAGACCCCAGAGATCCCACGAAGTCTATAATACGCGAGAGTGTAGTCATTGCTGTCCGGTACAGGCCAGAGAGTAACCGAAACATTTGTTGCTTGACGGTCAACATAAATTTGTGAAGGCTTTCCTTGTACATTCTTAGAGCCGTTTTGAGCGTATGTAGAAACGCTGATACGCTGTGCGTTAGTATCAAGTTGGCTTGTTCCACTGCCTGTACGAATCTGGTGTTCAATGAGGTCAATAGTGTCTGTAGGCATTGTATAAGTTGCTGTGCCCGCTGTAAGAGCCTGTGTGCCAGCATCAATAGTCCAGAGATTAAGTCCACGGTTTTGCCACTCCAATGTTAGCAGGTTCAAACTACGCCGCGCTGTCCTTAGGTCGTACCCAGTTTTCATGTCCAAGCCAGCCCGCTCAAATGCTTCTTCAAAAATTTCTGGTAGATCTGGTGTAACAACAGCCATTATCAAACCTTCCTATACTTTTTAACTTTTGCCTTTACCTTCTTAGGTTGTGCAACAAACTGCTTGCCAGCCTTTGTCCCCTTGCGCTTTGCTTTTGTTGTGGCCGCGTACTCTTTAGAAGATAAAGCCTTGATTGCCTTCTCAGGCAGGTAGCGCTCACCAGTAGCCTTTGAACCTTGAGTCGATGGCTTGCCGCTCTTAGTTCTCCACTTTTGTTTTGTCCAAGCCTTCAGACTCTTTTGAGGTTTCTTAAGCGGCATATTTAAATTTCCAAATTAACACAGTTATTATAACAGCAAATATGAGTAATCCCAAGATGATGGCTGTAATTGTTATAAGTTCTTCAAACTCCTTTTTGCGCCGCTCTTGCTCTTCCTGCCTTGCTTTTCTTATCTCACCTTGTATCCTTATTACTTGGTCCCAAGCATTATGACCATAATTCATTTTTATAAAATTTCTTAACTCTTCTTCCATTCTTTCCGCTTTTTTCTTAGCGGCAAATGTCTCAAGCGCTTCCTCTTCTATACTCCCAAACTTCCTGCCCCTTGCTTTTTCATGGCTATTTTTTACATCTTGTATGGCGCCCATCCACCTTCCCAAATCTCCCGCCATAGATTCCACATCGCGGCCCACTTGAAAGCCTTTGACTATGGCAGAGTAAGCTGTGCTTGCTATACTGATTGCGCTGATTGGGTCCATTAATACACCATTACGCTCCCCTTTTTAATTAACTTTGGAACGCAATACGCCGTCACTTTATCCCTAGCGTCCATACTTTGAATGTCTTGATAGTTCCCGTACCTCCTAGAAACTTCTTTCGCAAAAAAGTTACATCTAACTATATCAGCAAAATACATGTCATTACTTATTAGTCTTCTTTCATCTCCCACTCCGATGTAAACCATTAATAAAAATACATGTATCATTAGCGCTTAGTTTTTATAACCTCCGCCTGCTGATTTGTATTCTTTAGCAAGCATCTGCGCCTTGCGAGCAGACCACTGTCCGGGCTTTCCTCCTTTGCCGCCGGACTTGATCTTCTCAAATAATTGCTTTCGAAGAGAAGGCTTCGTATAATTACCAGACTCATTGACACGAGATTTTGTTTTACCCCCAGACGAGAAAGAAAGGGGCTTGCCCTTTCTTGTGTAAGATCCTTTGCCCTTCTTGGGCGTTACTAATTTTGGCCCGAACTGCTTTTGTTGCAGTGTCTTTGCCATTGGGTTGCGTTTTGTGGAGCCGCCACCTTTTAATGCTACTGGCTTCTTAGCGGCACACCTCATCTTTGCGGCTCTCATAATACATCTCCTAGCACATGCGGCCTTTTGTTTTGCCTTTGACAGCGGCGCCATCAATAGGCTTTGAGCGCTTTACATACCCACCACCAGCCAATGGCGTAGCACCTTGCATCTTGTTGGCTTCCATTCCAGTTTCTGGTGTAGCGCCCATTTTCTTACGCTTTTCATTTACGATAGCGCCAGCAATTCCGCCTACACCTGCGTCTGTCAGCGTTGATGCAAAGTCAGCAACAGGCCCCTTGCCTTTCATAATGCTATAAGCAGGGCTAAATGTTTCTAGCATCTTGCCAACATTGGCTTTAACAACTGGTTTCTTTTTCATGTTTGCACCTTTCTTGTGAGCACTATTTTTCATAAGTTTTCCGTCTGGCATATAATGATAGCCTTTCGGGGCTTTTTTATTTCCTGTTAATTGCTTTGACATATTTGATCTAGATATGGTCATTTTATCCAACTAAAGAATATATGGCTTAAAGTTCCTATAGCGCCACCAATGGCAATCATTACCCAGAATGCGCCCTTCCACCTATTTGCTTGTGCCTTTAAGTCAGAGACTTCTTTGTGCACATGCCGAACCTCGTCCTGAAGTTGCGCTATGCGCTCTTCTAATCTTGCTAGGGTTACCTCTACCTTTTCCATCACGACTTCCCATACTTCTTGTGTTTTTGTGATTTAGGTGGAGATTTTTTAGATCCGCTTGGGCCAGCCCATAATTTCTTGTCAGCCCAATAAGCGGCGCTCATTTTGCCCTTAGCAATGTTTTTGGCGTGGCGCGCTTTAAAAGACTTCCTTGCGGCGGGTGAATAGTTATGACCCATTGACGAATCGCCAAAATGAATTAGTTTAACCTTATCACCTTCTTTAGCAAGAACCATTCCTTTTTTACCAGCGCGGTCAGACTTGCGCGGCTTATTGAAACCAGAAAACTTTTTTCCTCTGTACTCAATGCCTCCAGAAGGTAGTCTCTTTATGCCGGGGTATTTACTAGTCATGATTTCTCTCAACCATTTTGAATGTAAACAAACTCCATTGAGGCGGACACATTGAAGTCAACTGAGCCTGAAGAAGAAAACGCTCTCATCTCTAAGTCTGTTTTTTCTGTGAACCTTAATGGAAAAGTATAAAACTGTTCGTGTGCGCCATCTGTAAGAGTAAATCTTTCTTTTATCTGGAAGACTTCTCCGTATGG